TTCCAACGTATGGAAAACCTACAACCCCGTCTTCCTTCATAAGACTATCTACTCGTTGATACACTGAACTTCCTACGCCACCAGTCACCGTGTTTGTGGAGAATGGATTTCTGCGATGGGCAGACTCAAAGCTGTCTATTACCCAATTCAAATCCCTTACACAAACTATGTATTTTGATTTTGGATAGAGATCACGAGTAACATTTGTTAGGTATGTCCATGCTCTATTTGTATTGAATACTACTGGCCTATCGACGTCTTCGTAGTAACCTTCGAATAAATGCCGCACAAGGTTCTTTCTGCGTTCAACAGGAACTTCAGATTTCATTCCAGGAGCGTCTTGACTATGTTCAATAACTCCCTTAACTAGACTTGCCAGTGGGTCAGTAATTGAAGCGTGAAACCTTGGGTTCTGACGAAGTATAGATGATAACAGAGTTGAACCCGACCGAGGCAGACCTGTTATGAAGTGATATGTTTTGTTCATAATTATCCAATCAATTTCAAAAGTTGTTCATTTACGCATTGCAGAGGTTCGTCCCAGCTTCGAACTTTAGTCTGTTTGTGTACTTGAAAGTTATCTCCATACCAAGGAGACTTTGACGTCTTACTGGAAGTAGACCAAATGTAATACTCCGCAATTGGAACTACAACAAAAGATGTTTTTCCGATAGCGCCAGCGGCATGAACCAAGCTCGTGCACGAACTTACGATACAGTCCATCTGTTCAATAAAGTCGAGTGTATCTTCCCAAGTTTCTATTCTTGACGATAGATCTATTACTCTAGGATTATTTATTGGCTGCTTGTCGATGTAATAGATCTCTGCGTTCTCTGGTAAGTATTCTAACATCTTTTCGATTGGTATCTTACGATACTCATCTTGCGAAAAGTATGGATTTCCTGAACACTTGATACCAATTTTAAACTTAGTGCTATTGATTTTATTCTTTGGATCATTCAAAGGTTTAAGATACGAACCATACCACAATTTAGATTCGTCGAGATTGAGATACCCTGGAAGACTCATCATCGGTGCCCATAGTTGTGTCCGATCAATTGAATAGTACTCAGTTATTACTTCAAACCCATTTCTACGAAACATATTCACGGTGTCTTCGCGATACTTAGACCACGACGAGTAGAGTATTGGTCTCATTCCTAAGTCTTTAAGATATTTGAAAAAGCGAATGTTGATGATCTCGTCACCTATACCTCCCTCTCCCTCTATATAGACAGTCTTACCTGGTTGAATTGCTCCGGTCCACCGCTTCATCTTAAGAGCATCATCAAACTTGCCACTCTTTGGCTTAAACGTCCCAAGGAACGACAAGACTCCCTCTGCAAGTTTTCCTTCACGAAGCGTTTTACCCGACAGAGCACTTCTCATGTCCTCTCGCTTCTCTGGATGTTTTTCAAGTAAGTCTAACAGTATCTTTTCTGACGCCGTTCTATCTCCCTTGAGTGCGATATTAAACGCTTTTTGAGTCTGAGTCTCAAAGTCATCCGGCGTGATCATCAGATTTAGATTAATATAGAATAGAGCATCATCCGGCATATTCATTGCGTTATATGCTTTATAGAGGTTTGATCTGGCGATGTATAGTTGTTGAGGACTTTCGGCCTTCGTATATGCAGCTTCTGCACATTTCAGATACAAATCGCGGTGTTCTGCTTTTAGTGCCAGATATCCAAGAGCATCAAAGTCCCCTATACCCTCTGCTCTTTGAAAATACATGTTAAGAATATCAAATACGATTTCGCGTTTTTCGTGAGATAGAAGATCCATTACAACGGGTTTTAGATCTTCTATCTTAAATTTATTTTCCGCCGTGTTCATCTTTGATCACCACTAAATTCACCCAGAGTTCTTCAATAATGTTATTGTGTTCGCGAAGATACTTTTCAACAACATCTCTCGGTTCACCAACAAACTGATCTCGGTATTGCTGAGATGGCATATAGTTGTAATCTAGGATCTCAAAGTCAACTTTAAAGTAATCACCGAGTCTGCTTGACGCAGCGCCTTGTTCCCTGCATAGTTTATTATGTTTCTTACTAAAAAGAAGAAGACCACCAACAGTAATTGGTCTACGATGTGTTGGGTCGTCGTAGAAGTAGTCGTGCCGATGATGCGGAACACGAATGTCTATCGTCGCTCCATGCTTACAGACTCGATAGATTTCTTTAAGGCAATGGAAATAACCAGGCCCAAGATGTTCGAGTATGTGATGAGCGATAACAACTTCAACTGTGCTATCTTCGAATGGCAGTGTGTCTTTTTCCAGATCTACGATATAGTCTGGATTTTCAAGCGGGTCGTAATCTAGAGTTACAAAACCATCGAGCTTCGTTCCACCAGCGCCAAGATTAATCTTCATTTAAATCACCTTTCATATTAAAAGTTTGTAATATTAAAATTACTCAAAAAGTCTAAAATTTTATATAAGATCTTTTTGCGACGCTATGAGTTTAATAGCTTCTACTCTATTTATACAAAAAAACTATGATGCTATACTGCTCTTACGGCTGTGCTGAACACTATGCCTGCGCTAACTTGACTCCAGCCGGTTAACCCACCAGCAACTGACACTGGAGAAGATCTAGCAACCAAAGTGCCGTGACCTAGTTGTCCAAAGGTGTTGTCACCCCAAGACCAGACAGTTCCGTTCTGTCGGACACCTATGCTGTGGGTGCAGCCTGTAGCCACCTGACACCAGTTCGTAAAGCCACCGACGACTGACACTGGAGAAGATTTGGCAGCTACAGTGTTGTCACCGAGACGGCCGTCAGTTCCAAGACCCCAAGCCCAAGCGGTCCCGTTCTGTCGAACACCTAGACTATGGCATCTTGCTGCGCTTACTTGACACCAGTCCGTGAACCCGCCGACGACTAACACTGGAGAAGATTTAGCAACTGTAGTGTAATCACCAAGACGCCCGCATGCTCCATCCCCCCAAGCCCAGGCGGTGCCATTTTGGCGAACACCTAGACTGTGCACCGACGCACTTACTTGGCACCAGTCTGTAAAGCCGCCAACAACCGATACTGGTGATGATTTAGTCGCTGTCGTGTTGTCGCCAAGTTGTCCACCGCCAGTATTACATCCCCAACCCCATGCAGTTCCATTAGTACGAACACCTAGACTGTGAGCGTTCCCAGCGCTCACTTGACACCAGTCTGTAAAGCCACCTACGACTGACACAGGAGAAGATTTACCACCACCGGTGTTATCACCAATATTGCCAAAAGTGTTTGCGCCCCAACCCCATGCAGTTCCATTAGTACGAATACCCAAACTGTGAACACCACCACCGCTTACTTGACACCAGTCTGTAAAGCCACCAACGACTGACACTGGAGAAGATTTATCAACTGTTGTATTATCACCAAGTTCTCCAGAAGTACCAGCACCCCAAGCCCAAGCGATTCCATTAGAACGTATGCCTAAGGCATGCGAGCCAGTGCCGCTTACTGCTTGCCAGTCATTAAACCCTCCAGCGACTAACACTGGAGAAGATTTAGACACAGTAGTATTATCACCTAGGCGTCCTGAAGTAGGAAACCCCCACGCGTAAATTAAATTCGTATTAAAATCGCTTCTTAACTGACGGTTATCCAATCCGCTCCAGCACCCGACTTGCGCAATTACTGGAACACCCAAACTTTCAACGTAAAATATAGTTCCTGGTATAATAGTATTACCGCTTAAGTCCGGAAGATCGTCTACGGTCGCAACAGAAATACTTCTATTCGTAGTATCAACGTATGTTTGTGCTGCTAGCTTTAAAAAGCATCCGACAGAATTACTAGAAGTAAAGTTGTTTATGTCATCTTGCGTAGCCATTTAAAATCCTTTCCGTGATTGGCGAATAGCCATGCTAGAGCAAAGGTTAGCGCTTATTTGACACCAGCCAGTTAGTCCACCTACGATTGACACTGGCGAAGACTTAGCTGTAATAGTATTATCCCCTAGACGACCTTGGGTGTTAGAACCCCACGCCCACAGTGTTCCATTAGTTCTTAATCCTAGATTATGAGTTTCGCCTGCGCTTACTTGACACCAGTCCGTGAACCCGCCGACGACTGACACTGGAGAAGATTTTGAAACTATCGTGTTGTCGCCAAGAACGCCGCAGAATGCAGTTCCCCAAGCCCAAGCGGTCCCGTTCTGTCGAACACCTAGACTATGATTTGCTCCGGCACTAACCTGACACCAGTCGGTAAAGCCGCCAACGACTGATACTGGGGAAGATCTGTTGACTATTGTATTATTACCAAGGCGACCGCATGTTCCATCCCCCCAAGCCCATGCAGTTCCATTAGTACGAACACCTAGACTGTGAGTGCCCAATATGCCGCGCCCAGCGCTTACTTGGCACCAGTCTGTAAATCCACCAACGACTGACACAGGAGAAGATTTAGCAACTGTTGTTCCGTCACCGAGACGCCCGCATGACCCATTCCCCCATGCCCAAGTCGTTCCATTTCGTCGAATACCTAGACTGTGACTGCCCCCAGCGCTTACTTGACTCCAGTCTGTAAAGCCGCCAACAACTGATACTGGAGATGATCTGGAAACTGTGCTGTTGTCACCGAGGCGACCGTATGTCCCAGGACCCCATGCCCAAGCAGTTCCATTAGTACGAACACCTAGACTATGAGCGTTCCCAGCGCTCACTTGACACCAGTCTGTAAAGCCGCCAACAACTGATACTGGAGAAGATTTATTCACCGATGTGTTATCACCGAGACGCCCGCATGACCCACCACCCCATGCCCAAGCGGTTCCATTAGTACGAACACCTAAACCGTGGAGGTATCCGGCACTTACATTACACCAATCTGTAAAGCCGCCAACGACTGATACTGGAGAAGATCTGTTGACTACGGTTCCGTCGCCAAGCCCACCTGTGGCATTATATCCCCAAGCATAAATGTCTGGGCGATAGTTAAAAACTTCACTAGTGAGATTATTAAACCAATATCCGTCTACCGCGTGATAATAGCGGTTTTCATCATTAACATATATCAGTCTTCCTGCGTATGTTACTGCGTTTGGCAAGTTAGCAAAACTTGCTACGCTAGATACAGGATTACTTAGAATAGTTAGGGCACCGTTTGTTTGGCAAGTTTGTAACGCTGTAAGCCCGCCCCCGCTTATGCAAGCACAAATTTTATTTACGAGATTTTGTGAATTTATCATAAGCTTATTATCCCTAGACTATGGTCGTTACCTGCACTAACCGCGCACCAGCTTGTAAAGCCACCAACGACTGATACTGGCGAAGATCTATTAGCGACAGCATTGTCTCCTAGACGACCACATGTCCCGACACCCCAAGCCCAGACTGTGCCATTAGTTCTAACACCTATATTATGGCAGCATCCTGCGCTTACTTGGCACCAGTCTGTAAATCCTCCAGAGACTGACACTGGAGATGATCTGGAAACTGTGCAGTTGTCTCCGAGGTTGCCGCAGCAACCATTCCCCCAGGCATATAAAGTTCCATCAGATCTGCGGCCAAGGCTGTGACACCCACCAGCGCTTACCTCGCGCCAGTTATTAAAACCACCGACTACTTGTACTGGAGAAGATTTAGAAACTACCGTGTTATCACCGAGTTGACCGAAAGAGTTTCCTCCCCAAGCCCAAACGGATGAATTGGTACGCACTCCTAGTGCATGACCTCCGCCAGCACTAACCTGACACCAGTTATTAAATCCTCCAGAAATTAGAGCAGGCGAAGATTTAGAAACTGTGGTACCATCCCCAAGACGGCCAGACCCGGCATTGCCCCAACCAAACGCTTCACCGTTTGCTCTAATTCCGATACTAAACAGTGTGCCTGCGCTTACACGACACCACCCTGTAATACCGCTAATTACTGATACTGGTGAAGACTTTGCGACTGTAGTGCAGTCACCTAGCTGCCCAAAAGTGTTTGCCCCCCAAGCCCAAGCCGTTCCATTAGTGCGAACACCTAGACTATGATAGTTCCCAGCACTAACTTGGCACCAGTCTGTGAAGCCGCCAACTACTGACACTGGAGAAGACTTGGTGACAGCAGTATTGTCACCAAGTTTACCTAAAAAGTTTGAACCCCAAGCCCATGCTGTACCATTTGTACAGACGGCCAAACTATGACATTCGCCAGCGCTTAACTGACACCAACCAGATGGTGCAGTTGATACCGGAGACGATTTAGAAACTGCTGTACTATCACCTAGTTGGCCAAGATTGTTATTTCCCCAAGACCAAATTTTTCCGTATGTGGTATCCTGCCTTAGAAGCCTGCCGTCAAGTGTTAGCCACTTAAAATTAGAACTTACCGCAAATACGTCTATATCGTTAACGTAATAGATCATTGCGTTTGGCGAATCGTAATATTTAAGATTCGGCAATGAAAGTACGTCAGATACAGTGACAATATTAATCTCACTCAGTGCAGTCATAGATAAAGATGTTGCTAATACGTCTTCAACAAGATATGACCCGGTTTCATACGCAGTATTAACTACGGTCGTTAGTTTTGATACCAAACCTGGTTTATCGATTGGGGGCATATTATTCTACCATCTGTTCCGCTATTTGTTCACCAATAGATACCAATTCTTCTTTTGATGTCGCTGCATTAATTTCATCATTAATTGTTTTCTCCCAGTCAAAGCAACTTTGAATATAACTCGAACCGGCAGAAACAATAGAACCAAGATCGCTCTTTGTAAGAGTGAGCCAACCTTCTGGGAATTTCCAATTTGCAACTTCTTCTTCCGTCATAATAGAATACTTCTGTATGAAAATATTTCTTCCGTCACGGCTAGTATCTAGACTAACTTCGGTACCTTGTATATTTATTTTCGTTCCAGCTGTTTCTTTTTTCCATCTTGCTTCGGCCGCTTTAGTTTTAAAATTATCGCGAGCGAAATCAACTAGTGTATCTACTACTTCATATACTGCGACCGCCTTGTCACCGGAAAGATCCCACTGTGGTCCATAGTAGTATTCTACCATAGGATTGATTTCTGGTCTCTGTTCTTCTACTAGTGCAATTCTTGTGTCTTCATTAATAATATATGGAAGAGTTTCTGGCGCTACTCTAGGAATGCCAGCCGTGACATTTTCTTTTTCTAGAGATCCTTGAAAAATTGCGCGGTTCCAATCCATTGGTCCGACAATTACTCTATCGTTATAAACTACTGCATACATTTATTTTCTCCTTTGTAATTATCATTATACGAAATTTGTTCTTCTTAGAGCTAAGCTGTGATAATTGCTAGCGCTTACTTGACACCAGTCTGTAAAGCCACCGACGACTGATACTGGAGAAGATGCATTGGCAGGCGCACCAGATCCTAAAACGCCGCAAGCAGCAATTCCCCATGCCCAAGCGGTTCCATTCTGGCGAACACCTAGACTATGATTTGCTCCGGCACTAACCTGACACCAGTCAAAGAACCCACCGACGACTGATACTGGCGAAGATTTATTGACTGTTGTTCCGTCGCCTAGTTTCCCGCAGAAAGCCGCTCCCCACGCCCAAGCGGTCCCGTTCTGTCGAACACCTAGACTGTGAGCGGACCCAGCGCTAACCTGACACCAGTCGGTAAAGCCTCCAACTACTGACACTGGAGAAGATTTATTAACTGTTGTTCCGTCACCAAGGCGACCATTGGAGCCGCAACCCCAACCCCATGCAGTTCCATTTTGGCGAACACCTAAGTTGCGACCGCCACCTGCATCTACCTGACACCAGTCCGTAAAACCGCCGACGACTAATACTGGAGAAGACTTGCATACTGTAGTGCCATCGCCAAGAAGACCGTAACTACCGCATCCCCAAGCCCAAGCGGTCCCGTTCCGTCGAACACCTAGACTGTGACTGCCCCCAGCGCTCACTTGGCACCAGTCTGTAAAGCCACCAACGACTGACACTGGAGAAGAGAAACCACCGGTTCCATCAATAACATTAATGGAACCGTTGAAGTTGTTACCTAGTACCCCATGGCACGGGTTTCCCCAACCCCATGCAGTTCCATTAGTACGAACACCTAAGTTGTGGTCATCCCCGGCACTTACATAACACCAGTCTGTAAAACCGCCGACTACTGATACTGGTGAAGATCTACCAGAAGAACTTGGTAGAACAGTGCAGTTATCACCGAGGCGGCCATATGCACTACACCCCCATGCCCAGACAGTTCCGTTAGAGCGAAGGCCAATACTGTGACTACCACCGGCGCTTACTTGACACCAGTCTGTAAAGCTACCAATGACTGAAACTGGAGAAGATTTATTGACTTCTGTATTATCACCTAGTTTACCTCTGCCCCCACCACCCCATGCATACGCAATTCCTTTATTTTCATCGATAAGATTATACCAGCCAGTTCCAGTACTCCAATAAATCCTTTCATCCGCCGTTACGAATACTAACAGTCCTTCGTTAGATGCAGCTGAAGGTAAGTTTGCGTATGTGGCAACTTCTCTTACCTGTCCTACGGCTAGAGTTTGGACTGCTCTTGATAGAAATAGGTAATCGAGTGTATTACTTGAACTGTCGATTGCTTTTTGGAGTAATATTTGAAATTGTGCTAAGTTCATACATTCGTTCTCCTAATTGCTGCGCTAGTGACAAAAGTACTTACCTGACACCAGTCACTAAATCCTCCAGAGACTAACACAGGCGAAGATTTATTAACTGTTGTATTATCACCAAGGCGACCATTTGTGCCGCAACCCCAAGCCCAAGCTGTTCCATTTGTGCGAATACCCAAACTGTGAACACCTCCAGCACTCACTTGGCACCAATCTGTAAAACCTCCAACGACTGACACTGGAGAAGATTTAGCAACTACAGTGTTATCACCTAGTAGACCTCCTACCCCTTGCCCCCATGCCCACAGGGTTCCATTCTGACGAACTCCTATGCTGTGAACAAATCCGGCACTAACCTGACACCAGTCGGTAAAGCCACCTACGACTAACACAGGAGAAGATTTATTAACTGTTGTTCCGTCACCAACCTGCCCACGGCAACCAGTGCCCCAAGCCCAAGCAGTCCCGTTCTGTCGAACTCCTAGACTATGGTAGTTACCTGCATCTACCTGACACCAGTCACTAAAACCGCCTGCTACTAATACTGGCGAAGATTTACCGACTGTTGTTCCGTCGCCTAGTTTCCCGTTGATTGCCGATCCCCACGCCCAAGCGCCCCCACCTTGGCGCACTCCTAAATTGTAGCATTCCCCAGCACTTACTTGACACCAGTCTGTAAATCCACCAACGACTGACACAGGAGAAGACTTATCAACTATTGTATTATCACCAAGTTGTCCGCCAATACCAGCACCCCAAGCCCAAGCGGTCCCGTTCTGTCGAACTCCTATACTATGCATATATCCAACGCTTACCTGACACCAGTCACTAAATCCTCCAGAGACTAACACAGGCGAAGATTTTGAAACGTTTGTGTTGTCACCAAGGCGACCATTTGTGCCTTGACCCCAAGCCCAAGCAGTTCCGTTAGTACGAACTCCTAGACTATGGTTGTGACCTGCATCTACCTGACACCAGTCGGTAAAGCCACCAACGACTGACACTGGAGAAGACTTATCAACTGTAGTGCCGTCGCCCAGTGGGCCACAAGTATTACATCCCCAGGAAAAAGCTGGTGAAAAATCCTGAGCAAAAGGCGCCCAATAAGTTCCGTTAGTTTTGTATAGGCCGTCAAACTCAACCAAGTATAATTTATCTCTGCCTGTTGTAGCAGCGTTCGGAAGACTTGAAAATGATGAAACTGATTCAATAGTACCAAGTTCTAACAATTTTATTGCTTTTGAAAGCATCTGCTGATCAATCGTAGCATCGCCGATTTTTGATTTAAGATTGAGTATTAGATTCGTTACGTTCATATTAAAAACCCTTCGTACTATCAGATCTAACAGCTAAGCTATGATTACCATTTGTATATATACTTACGCATCTCCAACCGGTTAGTCCGCCAGCGATTGACACTGGAGAAGATTTGTTTACGACCGTGCCATCACCAAGACGACCAGTTGAACCCTGTCCCCAAGCCCAAGCGGTGCCATTTTGGCGAACGCCTAGACTGTGCCCAAGCCCGGCACTTACTTGACACCAGTCCGTGAACCCGCCGACGACTGACACTGGAGAAGATACACTAACTATAGTTCCGTTACCAATGCGTCCGTCAGCGCCAGCACCCCAACCCCAAGCAGTTCCATTCTGTCGAACACCTAGACTATGATTTGCTCCGGCACTAACCTGACACCAGTCGGTAAAGCCACCTACGACTGACACAGGAGAAGATTTATCAACTGTAGTGCCGTCGCCCAGTGGGCCACAAGTATTACATCCCCAGGCCCAAGCGGTCCCGTTCTGTCGAACACCTAGACTGTGAGCGGTCCCAGCGCTAACCTGACACCAGTCACTAAAACCGCCAACGACTGATACTGGAGAACATTTATTGACTGTTGTTTCGTTACCGAGACGACCTCCACTACCACAACCCCAACCCCAGGCCGTTCCATTTTGACGAACACCAAGTATGAAGTGTTCACCGGCGCTTACTTGACACCAGTCCGTAAAACCGCCGACGACTAATACTGGAGAAGACTTGCTTACTGAAGTTCCATCACCCAGCTGACCACATGATCCCAACCCCCAGGCCCAAGCAGTTCCATTCTGACGAACACCTATACTATGATTTGCTCCGGCACTAACCTGACACCAGTCACCAAAGCCACCAACGACTGGCCTAGGTATGATTCTATTAACGCTAGTACAGTCACCTAGTTCGCCCCCTGCGTTACAGCCCCAACCCCAAGCAGTCATATCACTGCGAACTCCAATATTAAATCCATTACCAGCGCTCACCTGACACCAGTATAAGACATCACCTAAGACTGACACTGGAGAAGATCTGTTGGTTGTGGTTCTGTCACCCAGCTGGTTATCAGCATTGCATCCAAATGAAAAAGCAATATTTTGTTCAATACTAGCAAAATCTCTTGACCAAGCTGTCCCGTCGCTCCAACGATAACTGCAAACGTCTTGAAGAAAGATCCAACGACCTTTGTTATCAGCCGCAGCTGGAAGCGCTGCGCAGTTAGCTACGCACTTTGTAAATCCTTGATCAAAATCTTGCATTACACTCGCGAGTTGCAACTGCTCTAGGGTTGTTAACGCCCCTGCTACATTTGTATTTACTTCATCTACGAGTGGTTGTATTCCTACAGTCATTATGGTAGCGCCAACGTTGCCAGAGTTCTTGCAAGTTCGTCAGCACCACCCCCTAGCGGGCCCCACGCAGTCCCGTTAAAACCTTCGAATGTTGCGTCCGTTGTGTTATATCTTAATTGGCCAGTTACACCCGTCGGTCTTTGTAAAAGGGTACCGGCTGGTACTTTAATTGCCGTGGTGCCATTTATATCTATGTATGCGGTGACGTCATTAATGATCGTCGTACCTTGAATCTTAATTGCCATGCTCATCTCCTTCTAGAATATATACTTGGAGACAAAGCGGCGATCACTGATTCAATCATCAAGCCATCTTCGCGTCCACGTAGGATACTCGGCTGTCGTGTATATTTATTCTTTTTCTAAACTCTTTATACGACTAGAAAGATCTTTATATCCTTCTAACAAGATAGCAATTAGAGGAATGTAGTTGACATACTTAGAACCATGCGTATTGTTTATTAGTTCTGGTAGTAACTTTTCAAGTTCTTGCGCAATTACACCGTAGCTTTTAACACCGGTGTTTTTCCACGTAAACTGATATGCCTTTATTTTATCGAGTATGTCTGTAGCACTATCTATCGTTTGGAAATCTTCTTTGTATGCAACATCGGAAAGGGAGTTAAACTCAGTCGCGTTTAAAGTTCCGGTCGATGGATTGAAGAACAGTTTCGTAGAAGAAACATTAAGATTGGTAACTGTTCCTGTTGTTGAGCTAGTAAATGATACATAACGCGTTGCGTTAGTTGTTGTATCATCGCTTACTGTAGTGGCTGCTCCAGAAATTCCTTGCGAGCCTGTAGTACCTTGAGATCCGGTTATTCCCTGCGTTCCAGTAGTACCTTGCGCACCGGTCGTTCCCTGTGTACCCTGTACACCAGTACTTCCTGTACCACCGCCAGCACCCTGGGTTCCGGTCGTTCCCTGTTCGCCTGTCGTCCCTTGAGTTCCCTGTACACCGGTGCCTCCGATAGTACCATCAACGCCTTGCGAGCCAGTAGTTCCTTGTTCGCCTGTCGTCCCTTG